TTCTTCACCTCTTGCTCTTTTTCTTCTAGCAGCACAATGTGCCTTCTGAGAAAAACCTTTTGGGTTTGAGCAGTCAATATTACGCTTATATTTATTGCTCCACTCTTCTTGAAACTGTTTAAATGTTTTCATACTTCTATTGCAGTAAAAACTACTTTAAATGTTGTTGAATTCGTTGATGCAGGATATCCCATTAATCTCAAGGAACCTCCACTAATATCTGTTGAAAATGTTGCAACTCCAACTGGTTGATTGATTGTTCCATATTCAGTCATATATGTTGTTGTTCCATCATGTATTGCATTAATTGTGGTCATATTATAATTGGAACCTTCAGTTACTTGAATTTGGTAGTTTGCAGATCTATAAGTAGATGCACTCACAGAAATGACTACTGCCGGAGTCAAAGAAGTTGTAGTTAAAACTCCAGATTGAATGTCTCCAGCAATAAGTTCAAGATTAGTTGCTGATACTGGAGCAAAGGTAAATTCACTTGAAGATGCATCATATCTTAAAAATCTACCATCTCCAAGATTTGCTGTATTAACATCTGTAAGATCAACTAAAGCAGTTGATCCACTCAATGCAGTGCTAGCAATACCAACCCATCTAGAATTTGCTTGATCATAGATGAGTAGTTTATTATTTCCAGTTGTTTGATCAAAACTTACATCATCAAGATCTTTGATAAATCCTGCACCACCTCCACCAATGGTAGAAATCTGTTGCTGGATTCTATTGATGAATAATCTATAATGACCTGCAAGATCATCAAGAGTGGCAAATTTTTGATCCATTGGAGTCAATGGATCTTTTTGACCATCTACAGATTCTGGTTCACTTGGAGGTTCATTAAGTAAACCCTCTTGAATATCTTGAATCTCTTTTTGTTCTTCTTTAATAATCTTGACAAGATCAAATAATTCTTTAATGTCTTTTCTTACATGACGAATATCGTCATCATAATATTTTACTTCTGGAAGATTACCAATCTCTTCTTTCAGATCAGCAAAATATTTTAAAAGAAGTTCGTCTGTCTTAACACTCTCCTCACTTACCTCTTTAAGTTCATCTTTAATACTCTGCTTTAACTTGTTATATTCACCAAGAATTTGTTTCTTTAACTTGCGATCATCGTCTTTAAATTCTTTATGATATTCCCAAATTTTGAGAGAGGAATCTCTTAACTCTTTCCAAATTTTTTCTTTTTCTTCCCTTATTTTTTTGTCTAGATCACCTACCTCAGTTCCAAATTGAACTTTACTTTCAAAATGTCTGGTTTCGTTTTCTTCAGATAATTTTGAAAGTTCTAATTTTATTTTTTCACCAAGAGTTTCGATTGTGTCATTGACCTTAATAAAGTCATCATCAATGACGCTAAATGTTTTACCTATCCAGGAAAAATCTGGTACTTCATTAACTTCATTGACCCATTTAGGGAATGTTGGAATTTCATTCCTTACCTTTTCAATATCTTCCTTCAGTGATTGAAGATCTTCCTCATAATATTTTGGTTCTGGAAGTTCATCAATATTTCTATTGATAAGACTAAGTTTTTCTTCAATAGTCTCAATCTGCTCGTCATAATATTTTACCTCAGGTAACTCTGAGATAGAATTTGAAATGTGCTCTTTTACTAAATCAATCTGCTCACAGATTGCTTCAATTTCATTATCATAATATCGTATCTCAGGAACTACTGGAATATTCTCTCTCAGAGAATCAATTTCTTCAGTAAGTGCCTTTAGTTCTTCATCATAGTATTTAATTTCTGGAATATCAGGAATGTCTTCTCTGATATCATTGATCAAACGAATTAATTCAGGCCAAGGGGGAACAATATCTTCTACCTCTGCGAAAGTGTTCCCATTCAAGTCCTCAATAGTTTGAGTTTCTTCTTTTAATTCTTGATATTCTTCTTCTAAAAATTCTTCTATAGATGGTAACGATTCTTCTGGAATAAATTCTTCTACAGAAGGTAGATCGTCACCAGTATTGGCGAAGTCGTTGATAGAGGGCAAATTGTTATAGTCGTTCGCCATTAGACAAAAGGTATGAGTAAATAATACTTTGGGATTTCTCTCCCTAGATTATTTATCTTCTTCCCCTAGTCCAGTCTTTAACATCTTTGCCAAATCTGCAGTTGATCCAACAAAAAGTGCGTTGTTTACAGTTGATGGTCCCTTTATTTGTTTTTCTTCTTCAACATCTTTTAGTTTCTTCTGAAGTTCCATCAATTTATCTGTTGCATCAGCAACGTTTTTAATTAATTGACCAGCAACTTCATATGCTCTTGCCTGTTCCGTTTCCTGAGCAAGTTCAAGAATACCATTAATTGCTTCTTGTCCTTTTTCTATAAGGGAATATAGATTTCCTCTTGTATACTCATAATCTTTTTTAATATCATCTGGAGAAGATTTTTTTTCTTCTACAGAACTAGAAACTTTTTCAACTTCTACAGGAACAACGTCCCCATCGACATCAAAAGTTTCGTTCAACTTGTCATATTTTTTAGTCATTTTCATGAAATTGATCCACTAAATCCAAAATCATCGCCTTGTTCAATTAGAGCATTATCTGCTGCTGTAATTGTCTTAATAGGTGCTCCCTTCAGGTGAGAAGTAATTGTTGTTCCATCTTGACCTCTATTAACTGTAATCTTATTTCCAGTTATAGACTTGATGTATAACTCTTCTCCCTCCAAATCAATATAAGTTTTTGCTGTCAATCCACTTACATCATCAACTTCGATTACAGTAGTTGTGGTTGTAATGTCTGCAGAGATATTGGTTGCAATATCCCCAGTGTAATCTTTGATAGCTCTTGGTAGAACAGAGTATGTAACTTCTCTTGTTGTATTTGAAGTATCTGTACCTGTAAGATAACTGATAGTTGCTTTTTTGATGATATCCTTGGAGGCAGAAGATGTTGGTCCAAAGAGATATGTCTTAGCAGTAAATCTTAAAGTATAAACTAACACACGACGAGTAGTAAAATCTCCCTCGTAGTCATCTTGCATTGTGATGTTTTCGAGAACGATTGGAATATCTCTTTTCTCTTTAATACTATCAACAAGTTCTACAGTTAGATTATATGCTGGTTGGAAGTATGGAAGAATTTGCTCAACAATTTGAAGCATGTCATCATTTAATTTTGTCATGATGCTCATTTCAAATTGCATATTATAAGGAACTGGCATATATGACTTTTTGGTTTCTGATCCATCATTAGGATCTTTTACTACAAATTGTTGTGTTGTAGTAACTTTTCTTGATGGGTCATATACCAAACCAGTAAACTCAAACGACATTCTAGGTAAAGTGATTGCCGTTGATTTATTTAAATCTGGAGATTGTTCTAATCTTGCAAGAAACTTTTGAGTAGGACCGTATGCAAGAGGTACTTTTACAACACTAACTACGTTATCCGACGAATCATTATGTTTTATTGAAATATTATTAAAGAGAGTACCAAAAGAAATAATGGTTCTCCTTAAAATTTCGTTGTAAAAATACTCAAACATTGCTAAAATCCTATTATATTAATATTTAACTAGTTAAATTATATTTATGGAATACCAAATGGGTTCTGTTCACTGAAGTCAAGAATTGAGTCAGCCTCTGTTTCAATATTAAAGTTATCTGCAAATCCATCATCTGTTGGATTGGTGTCAATGACACGAAGACCACGAGAGGCACCAGAAGTAGATCCTACAATATTTTCTCCAACAGAGAATGTTCCAGAGATATTAGAAATTTCTAGTGTATTGGTAGAAGAATCCCAAGTTCTAACTCTTGCAGTTGTACCACTAACAGATCCAGTAACAAGTTCATTAAATACGAAGTTTCCAGTTGATCCCATATATGGATCTGCAATTGTTATTGTTGGAGGTTCTGTATACCCCAAACCAGCGTTTGTAATGCTGATAGCAGTAATAATTCCAGCAGAACTTACGATTGCAGTAGCAGCTGCAGAAACGGTAGAAATTCCAGTAAATGTAATTGTTGGATTTGTTACATATCCAGATCCACCAGAAGTGACGGTAATTACTCCAACAACACCATCTCCAATGATTGATGTTGCAGCAGCTCCACTTCCTCCTCCGCCATAAAATCTTATCAGTGGCGCAACAGTATATCCTGATCCAGCATTTACAATATCAGCGTTCTGGACAGACTTAAGACTTGCATTAGCATTAAGATTGCAAACATTAATTCCTCCTATCATTCTAACAGTTGCGATTCCAGTGACTCCTCCAGATGGAGCAGATGAAATTCCAACTGTTGGTAAAGAACTATAACCACCACCACGATTTGTAATAGTAATAGATCTGATACCACCATTAACAATACTTGCTGTTGCAGTAGCAGTAATTCCAACTCCAACCAGCGTCAATGTTTGAGTTGGACCCAAAATAGTAGGGATTCCATCTTCTGATAATCCATCCTCTTCATTGCCAACTAAAATATCATCGATGCTTTCTATTCCAGTATCAATCAATTCATCTTCATATCTAAAGAGTTCACATCTTAATTCATAAACATAATTTTTTTGAAGTTGATAGAATGGTTTTTCATGCTCAACATACTTAATTTCATATAAACGATCTCCAAGAGGGAAATAAATCAAATCTCCCTCTTTTGGTCTAGTTGATAACCTTATATTAGTTTCATTTTTGATTAATGGTTGAATATAAGATTCCCACCTATCTTTTGAAATAATTAAGGTGACTTCTTGTGTTTGTTGAATACCAAATTTAGACAAAAGTACAGGATTGTCTGAATATCCTTCATAATTATCCAAATATGCTTCTATTGGATATGCATCATCAAAAGCAGACTGAATAACCTCTCTTAATATCGTCTTTTCAGTAACATATTTCCTTGGCAAATAGTGTACTTCAACACCATACATTCTCAACTGCTCGTTGATCAAATCTTGAATAAGATTTTGTTCGGATCTTGAACCTTGTTGAAAGAAAGGATTCAGCATTTGATTAACCTATCATATCAAGTGGTGGAAGTTCGTAAGTATTTGACATTCTCTCCATTATCATGTCAATTTCTTTTTGTGCATCATCATATATTTGTCTACCATTCAATTC